AGAAGGAGACCAGAACACTATCGTTGGCACTCTTGCAGGTGATGCTTTAACTGATGCTGATTATAACACTGTTTTAGGCACTGGTGCTCTGAGCGCAGATACTTTAGGTAGCCGATCAACAGCTCTTGGAAGATCAGCACTTGCTGTACAAAATTTTACTACGGCCACGGATGCCTACAACGTAGCCGTTGGTTTCAATGCAGGATCTTCAGTCAGTACGGGAAAGGGCAACACCCTTCTTGGTTCTTATGCGGGTTTCGCTTTAACTACAGGCATTTCAAATACATTTGTTGGCTTTGAAAACACTGGTGAATTTGGCGCAGGGCACTTAGTAACCACAGGATCAAGAAACACCTTCATTGGTGGATATAACGGCAACGAAGGTGGCTTAGATCTTCGCACCTCAGACAACAACATCGTGCTGTCGGATGGGGATGGTAATGTCCCGTTTTTTACTAACAGTGAAAGCATTTCAACTATTTTTAGTAGAACTGCCAATAAAAACACGCTGCATATATTAAGTGCTACAAGCTCTGGCACTGTTTACAACTTGATACGAGCTTTTTCTAATTCTACAAACGTTGCTGGCGGCAGTGCTACTGTTAAGTTTCTTGTCCAAACAAACGGAAATGTTCAAAACGTAAATAACAGCTACGCAGGCATTTCGGATCAAAAACTCAAAGAAAACATTGAAGACGCAGGCTCGCAATGGGAAGACCTAAAAGCGTTAAGAGTTCGTAAGTTCAGTTTCAAAGAGGACAATTTAGACGCTCCGAATATGCTTGGTGTAGTCGCTCAAGAAGTCGAGTCTGCTGGCATGTCCGGCTTAATCTCAACTAGTCCTGACCAAGATACGGAAGGGAACACATTAGAGACAGAAACAAAAAGCGTTAAATACAGCGTTTTGTATATGAAAGCCGTCAAAGCCTTGCAAGAGGCAATGACTCGTATTGAAACCCTTGAAGCAAAAGTTAGCGCACTAGAATCATAAGGAGGACTGAAATGTCTGAGGAAACTAGAACCGATGAAGAAAAAGCTAAGATGTATCAAGCCATGTTAGATGGCGCGAATGTGATTACCAGCGTGCTAGATGCAAACAACGAGTTCGGTAACAATCTCACAGGTGCTGAAAAGCAAGAACGTGTACTGCGTAGTGCGGGTTATTTAGAATACGGCAAGGCGCTGGGCGATTGGGGGTCAGAAGACTTCAGCGCCATAGATTCTGCTGTTGCCGCAGCCAAAGCATATACACCATAAGGAAAAACAGAACGTGCAAATCAACCTAGAAGAAAACGAAATCAACGCAATCCTAGCGATACTGGGCGATATGCCAAGTAAGTCAGGGACATGGCCTTTAATGATGAAAATTAAAGTGCAAGCGGATGCTCAGTTGGTTGAACCCGAAGAAGAGTCTGAAGAAGGCGAGGAAGAAGCTGCTGTTGAAGCCATAAATGGCTGAGATCGAATACATGATGCACCCGCTCCCGTCAGTATTTTTGATGGAGTTGAACATCCCGACAGAGTTTGTTGAATCTTGTAACGATTACCTCGATGAGCTAGTTACGAAAGACGATAAAGTCAGCGCAGCGCATACGCTGGTAGGTCAGATCAAAACAGGCGAGCAGCTTGTCATGGATCACGAAGACCCAAGGCTGGTACCGTTTTCTAGGTTCTTGTGCGAGATGGGCGTCACGTATATTAACCAGTTCATGGCCCAATCTGGTCAGTTGCTAGACGGTAATCGCAACGTCGAAATGGACGAGCTATGGTCGGTGCATAGTTACGAGGGTGACTACAACCCGATCCATGATCACGGCACGAAGACGATCATGGGTATTAGCTGTACAACGTGGACTAAGGTGCCGCCACAGATTGTCCAAGGGCCAAGGCCGGGATCGCAAGAATACGGGTTGTATAATGCCTCTGGTGAAAGCGATGGCTGTCTCTGTTTCAACTACGGACAGTCGAGCACATGGGACAGAGAGCGGTTGAAGCCTACGCAGAATGTTGTGGTGAGGCCGCAAGTGGGTAGGCTATATATGTTTCCGAGTTGGATGCAGCACATGGTGTATCCATTTCAGGGGGAAGGCGAGCGAAGGACAGTAGCCGCCAACATAAATTGTTTTCCTGTAGAAGGATCACAAGATGGAAATAAACATTAATGAAACAGCGCAGATCAGTTGGAAGCAAGTCGCTGTGCAAAAGCAGGAGCGTTTGAGAACCGGCGCTGAAGGCGAGACTGTGCGCGAAGCGGTTGAGACAATCATACCGACAATCTATACGAAAGAAGGAAACAGGGTCGAGGCGCAACAACTAGCGCCTAGCCAAAGAGTAAACATATCGGTATGAGTGACGCAGGCGAAAAAGCATTGAACGAAGTCAACGCCCATGAGCGAGAGTGCGCCCTGCGTTATCAGCGTATTGAAGAACGCCTTGCAGAAGGTTCTGCCAAGTTCAAACACCTAGAACACCTTATCTACGGACTGTATGCACTGATTGCAGCGGCAGCTTTGCCTCAGTTTTTCATGGGGTAAATCGTGATTATCGAGTCTGTTGCAGCCGCCGGGATGCTCCTTCAGCAGATCAATTCGGTCATTCAAAATGTCAATGAAGGCAAAGCTAACGTGCAGCAAGCGATGGCTCTCGTTAGTGATTTTGGTGAGGCGCTTAACAACTTTGAGGTTGAACGCAAAAGTGCGACTTTCAATGCGCTATCAAAGAATGACATTCTCAAGCTACAGATGCTTCGTAGGAACCAAGAGCGATACCAAAAGGATCTGAGGGATTTGCTGTTAGTTGCAGACCCAAAACTGCTAGAAGACTATGACCGAGCCATAAGGCAGCAGGAACAAGACAGGAGGGCACACGCAAGACTGGTGGCAAAAAGAAAACGGGAAAGACAAATACTGATCCAACAACTCCTTGTTGGCGGCACGACTCTTATTATCGGCGGCGGCATTGCAGTCCTGATCTTTGTCTTGATTCTAAAAGCTTTCGGATGATTATGGCGTTTTTGCTTGTCATGGTAGTCGAGGGCGAGCAAATCGCAGGCAGATTCCACTTCCGCAACATTCACAGGTGCAATCAATTCGCATATTGGCTAGAACAGGGGACGATTAAGCCGATAGAGGGCAGGCGCTTGAACAATCAAGAGAACATTACAGCCTATTGTATCCCTGTTAAAGTACCGCCAAACACACCATTTTATGACTGAGATGGCTGCAAAGAAACTAGAAGACGGTAGTGATTACGCCGAATACGATGCAGACGGCGATGGCATTGTCACTGATGATGAGTTAGAGACTAGCAAGGAACTTCAAGAACTCAAGATCAGCAATGAAAGAGCGCAGGCTCAACGCAGTATGAGTTGGTTCGCCCTATGGGGCATGCTTTTGTATCCATCTTTAGTGGTCGTAAGCAGTTGGGCTGGACTAGTGCAGGCGGCAAGCATTTTAGGCGATATGGCTTCCGTCTACTTTGTGTCGGTCGCGGGTATATTGGCTGCGTTTTTTGGAGCGCAAGCATGGTCAAACAGAGGGAATGGTAGATGAGTTTAGTCGGACAGCTAATCGGCCCGGTTACAGGCTTGCTGGATAAGTTTATTCCTGATGCTGACACTAAGAACAAGCTTGCTCACGAAATAGCCACGATGAGCGAAAAGCATGGTCAGCAGATCGCCCTAGAGCAGATTGAGGTACTGAAGCTCGATGCCAAAGGTAATTGGTTTCAGTCAAGTTGGCGTCCTTTAGCGGGTTACACCTGTGTGCTGGGGCTGATGGTCAACTTTCTAGTTGCTCCGATTGCAGCGGGGTTCGGCGTTGTTATCCCTCAAGCGGATGCAGGTGTGATGATGCCTTTACTTCTTGGTATGTTGGGTCTCGGCGGTGCCAGATCTTACGAGCGCGTCAAGGGTGTAGGTAAATAGATGGTGACGTTCATGGGTCAGTTAGTAGATACATTGAAACGGCACGAGGGTGTAAAGGCTTTTGCATACCAGTGTACAGCCGACAAGACCACCATCGGTGTCGGGCGTTGCATTGACGAAGATGGCGGTATTGGCCTGTCTGACGATGAGATCGAATACCTTTTGATGAATGACATAGAACGCTGCGATGCAGAATTAAGAGCGGCATATGATTGGTATGAAGACCTTAAAAAGCCTCGACGTGATGCCATGATAAACCTGTGTTTTAACCTTGGTCTGACTAGACTACGAGGATTTGTTAAAGCCTTAGAAGCCATGTCCCGTGAACAGTACGACGTAGCTGCTGATGAGTTTATGGATAGTAGGTGGGCAAAGCAGGTAGGTGATCGTGCAGTAGAAGTCACTGAACTTATACGGTCAGGTGAGTATAGATAATGCCTTTACGTAAGCTGGTTCTACGCCCCGGTGTAAACAAAGAAGTTACACGTTATGTGGATGAAGAAGGCTGGGCTGACTGCGATAAAATACGATTTCGTGCAGGTTACCCCGAAAAAATAGGC